CGATCGAGTTCGGGCGGCTGACCAGAAGCCTTACCGGCACGGCCGATATCGCGTCCGTCGAGGGGTCCGTGCGCTACGACCTGCCGCCCGACTTCATCGACCTGCACGCCTACGACTGCAACCGGCGTCTGATCGTCAAGTACACGGACGGCGACGGCAACGTGCACTGGCCGGTCGTTTCGTCCTTCGAAAAGATCTTCCGGGCGGATGAGACCGATTCGCGCGACTACCCGAGCCGGCTCGCGGTCGTGCGGCGAGAGTCCGACGAGACCCGGATCACCGGCACGACCACATCCGCCGGAGCGGCGGCGGGAGGCGAGGCCACGCTGGTAGACACCACCAAGACGTTTCTTTCGACCGTGCAGGCGCGGGACAACATCCATAACACCACGCGGAATAGCAGCGGGATCGTTTTGGCGGTCGGGCTCAACACGCGGCTGACCTGTGCCCTGTTCGGCGGGACGTCGAGCGGGTTCGGTAGCGGGGATGCCTACGTGATCGTGCCGGCCGCGACCCAGCAGATCCTGCTCGATGCGCCCTCCGCCGACGGCGATGGGACGTTCTCGGTGCCGTACATCAAGGCGCCGTCACCGGTTTATTCGGATTACGGCACCTGGCGGCTTCCGGAGCAGAGCTGCCGGGCGATCTGCGAGGAGGCCGCCTTCCGGTTTCTCTCCGGAAAGAAGCTCGGCAAGCCGGTGGCGCTGCACCACAAGAGCTTTCTCGACGAGATCCGCCGGACCAAGGAGGAGATGGCCATGCGGGCGCTTCAGGGGGACCATTATCTGGCGAGGCAGTAGGCTGAAGGCTGAAGGTGGATAGGCTGAAGGGAAGAAAAAGATGGGGACGATCTTAGCGAGCGCGATCATGGAGGCGGCCGCGGGGATACTGCAGGACGAAGGGTTCGTGCGGTTCACCGAGGACTGGCTGTTCAAGGGCGTCAACTACGGCCAGCGCGAGATCTGCCTGGTCAAGCCGGACGCGAACCCGGTCTCCGGCGCCGTGCAGCTGGCCGCCGGGACGTACCAGAGCCTGCCGTCCAAGGGCCTGGTGCTGCTAAGGGTGTCGCACAACATGGGGACCGGAGGGACGACGGCCGGGCGCCTGATCACCAAGGTCGACCTGCAGAAGATGGGGGCCTACAACCCGTTTTTCGCCGGGATGGACGCCGCAGCCGAGGTCCGGCACTACGCCTACGACGACAAGATCCCCAAGCAGTTCGCGGTCATCCCGCCGCAGCCGTCATCCGGACAAGGCTATGTCTACATGACATACGGACGCCTGCCGGATGATCTGGTCAAGCCCGTAGACTCCTACGACGTGGTGATCAATTTGGGCGACGAGCACGCCAACGCCCTGACCTACTACGATGTGTATTGGGCCTACGCCAAGGACGCCGACTTTTCGCCCGGGGCGCGCGAGCGGGCGGTGGCCTGGTATCAGTTGTTCCGCGGGCTTTTGGGCGTGCAGGACCAGAGCGAGGCGGCCGCGGTCGAGCCGGATGCGGAGCAGCACAATATAGGCTGAAGGCGGAATGCGGAAGGCGGAAGGCGGAGTAAGAAAAAAAAAAGAATCGCGGCGGGACGCCGCTCCCACAAAACAAATAAAAAAGAGAGAAAGAAAATGGGGCCTGGACGGGAAATAGATAGGCGGGATCTGGAGTGTCCGTATAACGGGAAGCCATGCCGGAAGCGGTGGGAGCGGTGTGCGTTCAAGGCGGTGTCCGACCGGACCTACGATAACGGCGAGCGGGTGGTGGTGTACGGGTGCAGCCAGTTCATGGTGATGGACGAGGTGCTGAGCCTTTCGAACCGCATGGCGATGGTGCATAAGGAGGTCGGCGAGACCAAAAACGCGGCGGTCTTCCAGGCCATGGCCGCGCTGACGGACACCCCAGCAGCGAAGGACGAACTGCTGCGGGTGGTGCGAAGCGGGTTCGGGTCGGTTAGCCGGATGATAGGGAATTAAAGCAGGCTGAAGACCGAAGGCTGAAGGCTGAAGGTTGATAGGCTGAAGGTGGAAGGATGAAGATCACGATCCCGGTGTTCCAGGGCATGAAGCCGATCAAGTCCGCCCATCTGCTCGAAATCGGCGAGGCGCAGGTGGCGGTCAACTGCGACTTCGACGGCGGCGACCTGCGGGCGCTGGCCTACCCGCTCAAGGTGGCCGAGGCCGCCGGGACGTCGATCGACACCCTGGGGCGCTGGTTCGAAAACTCGAACGAACACTGGATCGAATTCACGACCGACGTCGACATCCTCAAAGGACCGGTTCCGGACGACAGCTACGAGCGGATATATTTCACCGGGCTTTCCGAGCCGCGCTTTTTCGCCAACGACAACGTATCATCTCCGTTCGACCCTGACGCGGACTATATCAAGTTGGGCGTGCCCGCGCCGGCCGCCGCATTGAGCGCGAGCGGGTACAGCACGGCCAGCACCTACCGGGCTTATGTCTACACGTTCGTCAACCGCTACGGCGAGGAAGGGCCGCCGTCCGACCTGCTGGAAATCAGCAACTACGGATCCGGAAACGTGACGCTGACGGGGTTCTCGGCGCCGGCATCCGGCCGGGCGATCGAGTTTATCCGGGTCTACCGCACGAATTCGAGCGGGTCCGCGTTTTCCGAGTTTCAGCTGGTGTTCGCAACCGACCTTGAAATATACGCCGCCGCCGCGACCTACATGAACGGCGATCTGGTGGTCTATAACGGAAGCCTGTTCAAGTGCGTCCAGGACAACACCACAGGGGTAACGCCGGTAGGGTCGGCGACCGAATGGGACGACTGGTATGACGGCATCGCGGACGGCAGCCTGCAACCGGACACGCTGGTATCCGAGGATTGGGAGCCGCCTCCGGACGGACTGACCGGCCTTGTCGCGCTTCCGAACGGGGTGATGGCCGGATTCGTCGGCAGCACGATCTACCAGTGCGAGCCGTCCTACCCGCACGCCTGGCCTCAAGGGACCTACACGGACGACTTCCGGGTGCAGCTGCCGCATCCCATCGTAGTGCTCAAGGTGCGCGGGTCCAGCCTGATCGCGTTGACGGCCGGGCCGGCCTACTTCGTGAGCGGCGCCCAGCCGGACCAGATGGTGCCGACAAAGTTCGATGGCATCTACCCGTGCGTCAGCAAAAAGGGCGCCTGCGAGTCGCGCATGGGGGTCTTGTACCCCAGCGACGTCGGACTGATGCTGGCGAACGAGGACGGCCTGGTGGTCGCCACCGAAACACTGATGGACAAGGACGACTGGAACGCCTTCATCCCCTCCAGCATGCACGGTGTTTTCTACGACGGCAAATACATCTGCGGCTACAACGACGAAGGCATGCTCGTGATCGACTTCGACAAGAAGACCTTCACGCGCATCGACATCAACGCCCACGCCATGCTCCTGTCCGAAGATGACGGCAAGCTCTACATCGTGGCGGCCGATGCGATCGACCCGGACAACCCGCCGGCCACCGTGCCGCTGGTCATCATGGAGTGGGCCGGCGCCGACGTGGAGACGTTCTATTATAATTGGGAGAGCGGCGACCTGCTGGTGCCGGCCGCGGTCAATTTCGGGGCCGCCAAGGTGACGATCGACGAGGACTATGCGGCGGCGGCCGACGCGGCGGCGGCCGAGGATGATAGCGTCGAGGACTACAACGCGGCGATCTTCGCGGCCGGAGGGGTGGACGGCGGCCTCAACGGGGCGGGCCTCAACGCCTACGGACTGAACGGCGACCCACTGCGCACCAAGGACAGCCTTTCGTTCGGCGGGACGGCGACCTTCAAGTGGTACGCGGACGGCGTGCTCAAGCACAGCAAGGTCGTCTCCGATTCTGAGCCGTTCCGGCTTCCGAGCGGATTCCGCGCGCGGCGGTTCAAGATCGGCCTGGACGGGTACGTTCCGGTTTTGCGGGTGGACGTGGCGAGCGGGATGGAAGAGCTTTATACAGGCTGAAGGTGGATAGGCTGAAGGCTGAAGGAAGAAAAGCGGGCTGAAGGCTGAAGGTTGATAGGCTGAAGGAAAAAAAAAGATGCGGGACGGGGTTGTTACGATTGGCGATGTTCCGACGGGGTTGGCGCCCGGTCATACGCGGCTGCTGACGGCGCTTAAAGAGGCGGTGCAGGTGCTGCAGGGAAACCACGCGAAGAAGCGCGTCCTGCGCCGGGCGGTGACGTTCAACGACCTGGTGGATCTTGGGCTGATTACGGCAGATGAAGTGCCGATGGAGTAGGCTGAAGGATGAATGGATAAATGAAATGAGCAGGCAATACCATATCATCCCGTACACCCACCACGACGGGGTGCCGACGTTCCGGGACAGCGAGATTGGTGCCTGGTTCGCGCGGATGGAGGCCGAGCGGACGCTGCGGCGTCTTTTCTTCGACGGCACGGTGATCTACGCCCAGGACCTGGTGAAGCTCGCCAAGACGCCCGGTGTGTATCTTTTTACCGTGTGGACGGAGAGAGAGGGCGGAAGTAGGAAGTCGGAAGGCGGAGAGAAAGACATCGCGGCGGGGACGCCGCTCCCACAAGAAGAAAGCGATGCGGAGATGGCGGCGTTTTTCTGGCTGCGGGATTTCATCGGCAACGCGGCTTTTCTGCACCATGCGGTTTTCAAGAAGTTTTGGGGGCGTGAGGCCCGCCGGATAGGCCGCTTCGTGTTGGAGTTCATTTTCGGGATCGGAGACAATCCGCAGACCCCGCTCGTCGGGACGCTGTTGGGGCTTACCCCGTACAACAACATCCCGGCGATCCGCTTCGCGCGAGACATCGGAATGAAGATGGCCGGCAAGGTGCCCGCGGTATTCTACGACGTTTACGACAACTGCACGGTGGACGGGTGGATGAGCTACATGACCAAGGAGACGTGCGAAAAGACCAGGGACGGTTCACGGTTCACGGTTCACGGTTAACGGAAAGACAAGGAGTAGAACGATGGGCGGGAGCAAACAGGAAAGCAAGACCGAGACGCACAACTACCCCTCCGACCCCGAAGCTGCCCGGCGCATGGCCGGTGTTGCCGAGCGCAGCCAAGCACTTGCCGAGGAGCAGTTCAGCCTGGCGAAATCGGTCTACGAGCCCTACGAGCGACTGGTAATGTCCGAGGGCATGCGCGACCTGGAGCAGGGCCGCGAGCTGAAGGACTTGACCCGCGAGCAGCTGATGAGCGAAATGCGGGTTTCGGCGCCGGCGGTGGAAGCGTTCTATAAGGAGGCGACCACCCCGGTCAACATCGCCGAGCGCGAGGCGGAGGCGGAGGCGGACGTGGTGAGCGAGTACGCCAACGTGCCCGAGTCCGTCCGCCGCGGGCTATCGAGGACCGGCGTCCGTCTGTCCGGCGCGCGGCAGCAGAACCTGATGAAGGCGATCGCGCTCGACCGGGCGCGATCTATTTCAGGGGCGCGGGCGACTGCGCGACAGGCCAGCCGGGACGAGACCTTCGCCAAGCTCAAGACGGCCATGGCGGCGCGCAGCGGGATCAACGAAACGCCATACAACACGGCCGCCACCGAAGGGGGCTTTACAGTCAAGAGCGCGGCCGACCGAGCGGCCGGGCTTTACGCCAACGCGATCAACGCGAACGAGGCCGGCATGCGGCCGCTCACGCAGAGCAAGGGCAGCAGCAGCGGGTTAAGTCTCTCATTTGGTTAAGCACAAGGAGGCCCAAGCATGGGTTTTTTCGGGTTCATTAAAAACTTGGTAGTCCCGGATGTTCCAGCGGCAGGAAGCACCGCGCAACACGGCGCAGCCGGTATGACCGTCCCCGAATCACAGAAGCTGGACGTATTCGGCGGCGATGAATTCGGCGAACGGGCCGCCGGAGCGGTTGCCAAGGCCGAGCCGCAGATCGGCGATTATGTGACGAACGCGGTCAAGAACTTCGCCCGCAACAAGATCGGCAAGCCGATCGCCGGAAAGATCGATTCGGTCGCCGATATCGCCAATGCGTTCGGCGAGGACAACAAGACGGAAACCGGAGCAAAGATACAGGATGCCGCGGACTGGTTCGGCGGACCAAGGGAAAAGAGGGAAAAAAAGAAAACCGGGCAAGGACTCTACGCGATCGACCTGGCCCGCCCAATCATCAACAATGCGGACGGCACGTTTTCAACCGAGAGGACCACGACGTTTGAGGCCAACGGCAAGCACTATGTCATACCGACTATCATCGACGGCAAGCAAGTCTCGGACGATGATGCCTGGGAATTGTTCAAGTCCGGCAAGAACCAAGCGGTCGGCATGTTCGATTCTGCCGACGAGGCGAACAACTACGCTGTAAAGCGGTCCCAGGAGATAGGGCGCGTGCGCAGCAAAGGGCTATACGCTTATTAAGGAGGCCAGGAGATATGGCGCTTTATCCGAGTGAGAGATACGACGAGCAGGCGTTCCAGCAGCCGCAACCGGCAGAGGCCGCTCCGGCGTCCGCCCCGGCACCGCAACCGGCGGCCGGCCCTGAGACCAAGGCCATGCCGGCCGCGCAGGAGCCGTCCTACGGGATCAAGCACGCGGTCGTCGACGCCGTGGCGCAGAAGCTTGGTTTCGGCACGCCGATCCGCAACGTCGAGACCATGCGCTTCGCCGAGGACACGCGGCGGATGATCGCCGAGGAGCACAACCGCGAGCAGGCCGTGAAGCAGCATAGGCAGATGATCGACGACGTGGCCCGTGACACGTCTCAGTATTTTTTAGCTGTAGGAAGCCCTACATCAGGATATCACAAGGATCTCGGGCACCTGGCGCAGGGGTTTAACAAGAGCGACAGCGTTAAAAAGTTCATCGGCGGCGAGCTGGTCGTGAACAAGACCGGACGGACGGCCGAAAACGGCGACGAGATCTATTCGGTCGGGATCAAGGGCGCCGACGGGCAGGTGGCCCCGCAGTTCGAGGACACGACCGAAAACGCCATGAACCGCTTCGAGGCCCAGCTGCACCCCGAGGTGCGCAAGGCGATCTATGCCGGTATCCAGGCCAGGAACCAGGATAACCGGAACAAGATCGAGCTGGCGCAGAAGTACCAGAGTGCGGACATGGCGACCAAGCAGGCGCTGGGCCTGCAGGTGACGGCCTACGACAAGTACGTGGACATCAAAAACAAGTTTCCGGACCTGGACGACTGGCAGGCGCGCGAGGCGGCCGGGATCAAGGTGGACAGCCGGTACAAGATTCTGAGCCATACGCTGATCGCCATGGACAACGACCAGGTGGGATTTCTCGCCGAGGACCGCAAAGAGCCAGGAAAGATCGTCAAGGTGGCGGTGCCCGGCATGAAGATGAGCGACTACAAGAAGAACACGAAGGATACGCTCGAAAAGTTCACGAACATGCACTGGCCGGTGATCCAGGGCGAGACGCCCGAACACGAAGTGCGCGGCAAGGGCGTGTTCGCGGCGGCGTTCGACGCCGAGCAGAAACCCGACCGGCAGCGGTGGATGTATACCGAGGTCATGCCGGCCTTCCGTGACTGGCTGGAGCAGCAGAGCGGCGAGGTGGACGTGCCCGGCAAGGACGGCAAGCCGACCACCCGGCGGCTGACCACGGGCGAGATGAACAAGCAGCTGCGAGCGATCATGAAAGAGCTGGATGGCGGCGGCGAGAAGCCTGCGGAGGGCGGAGCCGAAACGACCGACGACCAGGGAAGCTGGGACTACTACCGCCGGCAGCAGCAGGGCAAAGGAAAGGACTGGAAGAAGTACGCCGAAGACAAGCGGAACGCTCCGCAAACCGACCCGCGCGAGCGCCGGCCGATGTCGCCGTTATCCGCCGTTCGCGGGGGAGATGGTGCGTATCC